GGTCTAGCAGGTGAAGTAAACCTGTGCCGCTAGATTAGCGATTAGCCCAACTTGGTACTGCACCACTAGCTACGGGCTGTGCCTGTTGCTGTGGTTGCGCCATCTCCTGACTTGAAGCAGGTGTCTGAGACATTGGCGCTTGACCAGAAGGGATAAAATCCTTTTGGTTAGGTGTCATGGCTGCGGTTAACTTATTCTTATCCGCATATCCATTTGTTCCTTTATCAATTCCAACTTTAGCGCAAATCTCCATGCCATTCAAGTCATTTACTCCTGAGATTTGTCTACGAGCCTGTGCTTCGGCTGAAGTATCGGTTGGAATAATATTAAATGCACTTTCAATAATCATCCTAAGAGTGGACAAACCAATCTCTTTAGTTACTGGAATGCCGTTTGGACTCATCTTATCGCCATCAACAAAGATTTTGTCCCAGAACTTACGTTTGTCATGCTCACCGCCAATGACGGTAAACTCTAACTCCATCCATTTTGCTTTAGATGTTTGAGATTTCTTAAACCACTGACCTGTTCCAAACTCTGGAATTTCCATGTCACCAAGTTTAACATTTACAACTGCACGACATACTGTACCCGCAGGAATTAATGTTCGCTCCATTTGTGGAGCGTCTGATACGTTTGCATTATTTAGATTAAGCATTTTCTAATTCTCCTTCGCTAGAATGCTGAGTGTTTGGATCTACAAAATTAAGTGGCCTTTCCGCCTGTGGTGCTCCAACACTCATTTTATTTAATAGTTTACCAAGATGTGGCTCTTCAAGTGTATCAAGCCTACCAGAGCGATCCTTTGCAGGATAGCCCCATTCATTTAAGGCACCGCAGATGAAGGCACGATAAGGGCCGTTGTCTCCCGCCATAACAGCCATCGTAATCACTTCATCTACGATCCCTGGTAATTCTCTGCCAGTTTTAGACCCTTCGATTTGCAACGCATATTGCTTGCGTCCATAATCGTCGGTAACTTCATCTAAAATGCCAACAAAGATTACATTCTTTGAGCGAATGTGTTGTAGCTGTGTAAGCCACCCCATCATTTCGCGCCCATGCAAACCATAAGCTGCACGAGTATCAAGTTTGCCTGTTCTATCAGACCTTGAATCTGGTTGCTGCGTACACCATTGAAAACACAATCGCCCTGCAACCGTAATCGAATCAATGAACAGAGTTTCATACTTATTGATTGTCTGTTCTGGATCACCAAAATGCTGACACACATACTCATAATGTGCCCCACTATATGGTTGATCGTCTGCCAAAGAAGGGTTTGGACCTCCTAAATAACAAGCAAAGTCACGACAATCTATCCATGTTTGAGGACGAATAACATCAATCTCATATCCTTCGATTGCTGCATCCCCTGCTTCCAAATCCATAAATAGTGTCGAGTGTGGCTCTAATGTTCTAGCCAAAGTTGTTTTGCCTACACCGCTTGCACCGCAGACCACAACCTTGTGACCACGCTTTTCCGCAAGACGCTGTTCAGCAGAAATAATTTGTAAACTCATATTAATTATCCACTTCTACTGTAAATCCACCAACTTCAACGCTACGGCAAGGTTCAAGTAACGATTTGATAGCGGGTGGTGCTGCTGTATACTTACGCTCATCAACTGTAATCGTAAGCTTCCCATAGTGCTGTGCGTCTTCTGGAGCCATTGCCTCCAATACACAGCCTAATTCATCCTGATCCCACACAACCTTCTTAGTAACCTTTGCTTTAAGCTTTTGATTACCTGCAATCATGTGTGTGGTGCCAAAATCTTTACCATCTGCCCGTAACGCATCACGAGCCTGGGTATAAAAAGTGTCTTTGATTTGCTCTTCAAGATCCTTGAGTTCACTCTTTAGCGTATTGATATGCTCTTTGAGTTCATCTCTTTCACTGAGCAGTTTTATACTGTCCATAATAATACTTTCTTTAGTTCTAGAAATTTCAACTTAGAAAAGTATGGGATCTATGTCAACAACTTTTTTACATAAATTTTTTTATTTTTAGGGGTTGACATTTGGTAAAGTTTGGGATATTATGGGGTTAACCAAGATGAGAGTTTCTCTCTATAACCCTTGCTTTGAAAGGAGCATGTTATGCCTAAAACAATTCCCTTCGGGGTAACATTTCGCGGTCAACGCGAATACACTCTCAGTGAAGTGTCAAACTTCATTGAGTGCGCTGATAACGTGGAGCCAATGGCTCTGCAAAATCAGTACATTTCTTTTCTTGAGGATTTTACCTCAAGGAAAGTCAAACCATCAACTCTCGTTGATGCTGACGTTCTTCAGTTGTTCCAAGATGACTTGGACAACAGAGCGCAAATCGACTATCGAGAGGGTCATTACTGCCCTGTCGATGATCGTGAAATCTTCAACGGTGGGTGTTACTTTGACAAGATGTCAAAGAAGCTCAAAGCGCACATCGCTAAACACAAATAATAAAAAGGGGGCTTCGGCCCCCTTACTTTTTAGATAGATAGATATCAATATTATGAACAGCTTTCATAAGCTTCTTTTTTAATTTGAACTCTGGGGTTTCCATGCCTTTTGCATCTTCGATAATATGTTCCCACTCACCGCTTGCATGTTCTTTATCATATTCAAAATCTGCTATGTATGCACAAATCTTTTGTCCGTTTACAGTAATAAGAAACTTAGGTTGCAAAGTAAGATTTTTAATTCGCTCTGCTTTTTCTAAAGATTTTAAATAAAGATACCGTTGTGATTCCCATTTAGAATCAAACTTTATCCCATCAACCACAGTTTTCTTATTACCGTACTTGGGTCTTGACCTTTTTAGTTTGGGATTATATGTTGGTTTTGAGTACATTGTGGGAGTTATGCTAGTGCCTAAACCATCTAAATACAAGTCTATAGGTGTCAATGTAGACACTTATGACAAGATCGTACAGATCGCAAACAAAGAAAGACGAAACATATCACAGCAATTATCTTTGCTTGTTGATGAAGAATACAGAAGCCAGGGTCTTAAAAAGATAACACCACCAATTGCTAGAGCAATGGTCGGAGGAATCTCAACAGTTATAGAGGACTAGAGAAGACCTGCGCTACCAAGACCCCCCAAGAGTGTTGATGCTATTGCGGGGTTTTCTTTTGCTCTCTGTCGAATGTTTGATGTTTGATTTACAGAGCTAGTTTCTATTGGCGGTAATACTTTAGGAACTGGAGTTGGAGGTGGCGTTGTTTTAGGTTGCCTTTGTGTGCTCTCGATAATTGAAGACACTTGTTTAGCACCTTCTTCTGCACCTTCTTGTATTACCTGAATAGGTGTTTGTGCAGCAGCAGACCCAAAAGCTTGAGCTAAAAGATTACCTAAAACTTGAGCCTTAGTTTTAGGTGATGCGCCTTTTGTTAGTTTATCATATTGATTGGTAATTGATTTGTATTGGGGAGCTGAAGATAAAACACGACCAAATATACCTAATCTTGCAATTTTACCAATATTTTCTAGAGGACTTGCTGCAATATTAGCTGCAACAAGATCACCGCCCTCTGCGGCTTTTGAATTAAAAACAAGAATACGACCAAATTTATTCATGTCATCAGCCATCTCTTTTCCAAAAATGGTTGTTAATTTTCCTGTCTTAAATTCTTTTTGAAGACGATCTCCAAATAATTTAAATTGTTTAGGGTCTGTTAGAAAAGAATCTCCAAAATCTCCAACTATATTGTCTATATAAAAAGATCTAATTTTAGTTAAATCTTCTGGGTCATCAAAAAACTTCATAAGTTTTACAACGTCTGTGTCTTTTGTTGCTCCAGAAGCAATAACTTCTGCCGCAGATTCAACCGTTATTGATCCGTCTTGTAATTGTTTAAATGCTTTGCTTTTGTCTAACGCGGCCTTTTCATCTGAAACTGTTTTTAAAGATCTTAATAAATTTACCGCAGAGGTGTCTCCTCCAGAAGAAATTAAATCATCCACCATACCATCAGACAATCTAGATAAATTTATTACGGACATTTGTTCGGCTAATTTTTTTATTTCGGCTAACTTTTGTTCTCCAAATAATTCTTTTCCCGTAGTTCCTAATTTTTCTAAACGTTCTTTAAATATCTTTGCACTAAAATTACCTGACGCATTTTCTTTTACAGAGTCACGAAATGCTTGACGCATCCATTCGCCTGCAAGTCTTTCACGAATTGGTTCAAAGTTTTTATTTCTTTGAGAAACAGCTTTAGCCGCTTCTTTTAAAGGTCTTGGATTATTGTCTTTAATTATGCTTGTCATAGCTCCATTAAAGTCTGGAGTTTTTTCTCCTTTTACATCAGCCACAAGCTTTCTAATGCCTAATTTACCGTTTAAGGCTTCAAACTCTTTTATACCTTCTTTGAATGCAGCACGGGCGGGAACAATTTGTCTAGATGCCGCTTTATACAATTCTTTTTGTTCACCAGATAAGTCTCTTAAAGAAACTCTGCCTAATGCTTTATTAATTTCTTTAATATCTAATTTATCATCAAGACGATCAAGAAATTTTTTCTTAACATCACTTACATTTGAAGAACCATATCTAGATAACCAAGTGTCGTTAAGATTTTTTCTCGCACGATATATTTGTGCAAAAGATGCCTTGTTTGGCAAATTAGCTATATCTTGCAACATATTCTTTGCAATTGCTTGATTGCCTGTACTAACTCCAGTAAATTGATTAAGTCTAGTTTTAGCGTCTGCCTTTATAGCTTTCATATCAAAAGCTGCAATACTACCTGTTGCATCATCAACTAACTTGTTAATAACACCAAACTCCTTTTGCATTTGTTCATCAAATAGTTTATAGGAGTCTCTGACTATTTTATATAAATCCTCATCAATCGCTTCATCTTTTAAAGTAGCTGCTCCAAGAGCTTCGTTAGCTTCTCTTAAATTTTTTACTAAACTTTTGGTTATTTCTTTTTCTGTTTTTTCAATACTTTTATTGCCCCGTTTAGCTGCTGATATTAAAACATCTGCGGCATCTTCAGCGTTAGCGGCTCCGTAATCACCACGAAATTTAGTAATTTTTTCAAGTATCCTTTCATGGTTTTCTCTAAGACGTTTAGAGGTTTTCATAACTTTTTCAGACATAGCCTGTTGTCGAGCTATCAAAGGAGATGCGCCTATTTGTGATAAAGTTGGTGTAATTCCCTCCTCTAAAGATTCACCTGCCGCAGTTAATTGTTGAGGAGTTAAATCACCGCCTGGTCTTCCTTTAACAACTCTACCAAAGAGACTACCAATAGTTCCAAATATACCTTCGCCTGCTGCACCTATAGCGGCTTCTACCGCAGCGTCTTTAAAAACTTCTTTTGCTTCCTGACCTTGAGTTCCTTCTATAACCTCTTGGCCTTCTTCAATAAGCTTTGCGCCACCTGTGCCAAGTCCTGCACCTATTGCGGCTCCTAAGATCGGTATAGGTATCGCCGCTTGACCTGCCAAAGCACCCGCAACACCACCTGCAATTTCACGACCAAGGCTAGATAAATCAGCAAAGTCTGCACGGCTAAAACCACGCTCATCAATTAAAACATTTTTATTAGATTTAACTCCAAATTTTTCAGCGCCAGATGGTGTAAGAGCTAATTTACCTTTTCTATCACGAGTAAAATCTGTTTCTAAAAGACCTTTACTTTTAAGAACTAATTCCTCTTCTTGTTTATTGTCTGCTCTACTAAGAGCGCGGCGCAAATTTAGATCTTTTATACCAGTTTTATAATCGAACAATTGTTCGTCTTTTTTTCTAACTGATCTTTCTCTTGCAGCGGGGGCTTGCCGCATAATTATTCTTTGAATTTTATTAAGCTCTACTGGAGTTGGAGTATCTCCTTGTATAGTAAAATTAATCGGCCCATTGTCTGTGTTTACAGTTACTGTTCCCATTATTTATTAACCACTTCTTACATCGTATGTAATAGATTGAGAACCATCAGCGTTTTCAACAACTGTAGGCATAAATAAATTATTACCTTGACCGAAAGTAGTAGAAAGTTTTTCTAAAGTTCTATTGTATAATTCATCCCCTTCACTACCTTCATAATAATTTCTACGATCTCCAAAATCATCAATTATAGGATCTAGCGAATTTAATGAATCGTTAAACAATTGACGTAATTCGCCAAATGCAACTAAAGATTGTTCTGGATTTGTAAACTGCAACAAGCCATCAAGTTGACCCGCAGCTTCCTGAATTTGTTTAACATCAACGTTTGAAATACCATTACCAGTTTCTTGAGATATAAACCTTTTAAATCTCATAATAAAAGCACGGCGAACTGCATCAATTTCTGATTCTATTGAAAGATTTCTGGCCTCTTCTTCGGAAAAAAAACTATCTTGTGAAAGACCCATAGATTTTAAAACACCTTGAGCTTTATCTAAAAATCTAACAGTTGTTAAACCTCCAGGTTGCCCTTCAGATATATTCATTAATTCCTGAGTTAAATCTTCCATTTTTTCTATTGCATCTATACCAGAAACAGTTTTCTTGTAAGCTGAAGCAACTTCATCAACATCTCTAACAGGGTTAACAAAAACAGAATTTAAAGTGCTAGGCTCAATACCCATTCGTATATTATATTCATTTGTTCCTATTTTAATTTTTTCTTCATAAATAGATTCTGGAACACTTAATTCTTTACCTTCTAACCTAGCTTCTAGTATTTTTTCTTTTATGCTATTTTGTGCGTCAATATTTTTTAAGATTAATTCTTGTTTTATAGATGCATTTGAAGCTTTGATCGCATCACGAGCATCTTCATCTGATTTTATCATTTGAAGAGCATACTCACCTGCTGCTGCTGTAGCTGCTTTAGCCTCTTTTTTAGCTTCTTGAAACATTGGCAGTGCTTTTTCGCCTGCTCTACCTACTTCACTTAATATTCTTCCAACGTTGAAATCACTTCCCGCTCGATTTTGCATAAGCGCAAGACCAAGAGACATCAAAGCTGCACTTGTATCTGGTTTGCCACTGATATCTATTCCTGTAGCTTCTGAAAATTCATTTTTATATTTTTTAAGAGCTTCTTCTCTGCCTACTTCAGGTGGAACTTCCTTGCCCAAAACCTTCATATATTCATCAACACCACTCATAAACAAATCTTTTATTTCATCGTCTTTTGGTTTTTTTGGTGCAACGCTATCAGAATAAGTAGCGTCTAAAGCCCCTGATGCAGCTAACATTTCATCTTCAGTTGTTTTATCTTGTGAAATTTTTGTCTGTTTTTTATTAGCTTCAGCTAATGAAGGATCAACAAAATTTACATCTAATTTAGAAAGTTTTTTAGATAAATCAAATTTATCATCAGCTTTTGTCTCTACATCTGAAAGGATATTCGCCATTTCTTGTTCAGATAATTTTGGGGGTTTGTTTAATCCACCGAACTCACCTAAATATTCTGGAGATTGTTTTTTTTGTTCTTTAATATATTCGGATGGGCTTCCTAAATATTCAACAACATTGTCAGTTACTTTTTTAGGAAGACTACCTTCTCTTGGGCTTGTAAGATACTGAAGAAACTCGCCACCACTTTCTATACCACCCAAAATACCTCGTGTAATATCACCCAATTTTGTTTTGGGAGGACCAGAAAACATTCCGTATGGATTTGCGTATTCACCTTGAAGAGCGCCACCCAAACCACGAGCCATCATTTGCTTGTTATATTCTGAAAGTGGATCTGCCATCTTATGCCCTCTTATTATGCTTGGTTAATGCCCTGAAGCGTTGTGTAAGCCCCAAGACCAGAGAGGAATGGGTTAGCAGGAGGTGCATAACCTGCCTGAGTTTGTGAGTATATTCCCGCTGAAGGTGTTCCTGTAAGCGCACCATAGCCAAACTGATATGGCAACAATGCTTGCTCTGTTGGACGTTGATATTCTTGTCTTGCTGTATCTATCATTTGCTGACGATACGCACGTTCTGTTTCGCCTACGCCTGTCATAAACGCAAGATCCGCAGGCTGTAACGCTGAGTACACACGACCAATATCTGCGGTTGTGCCTGCTAAAGATCCATATTGGCTACCTAATCCACCATATGCTGTGCCAAGCTGACCAACGGACTGACCAAGACCACCCAACAAACGCCCTGCTTCTAGATCACGAGTCTGTCCTTGCTGATAAGCTTGAGAAGACGCAGCGAGAGCTTGCATGTAGTTTTTATTTCTTAAATCTGCTGAAGCCTTTGACTTCGCGTCAAGAATGTTTCTTTCTATTTCAGCCTCTTGCACACCTTGTCTAGAACCACCAAAGGCACCACGACCTACAGCTTGTGCAGCAGCACGTTGTCGAGCCACATTTCCTTGTCTCTCAATGTCTTTTTCAACTTCTCTAATAACTTGTTCGTTATAAGGAGACATATAATCTGACACATAATCAGATGGTTTATACATGCCTTGACCTGATTGAACAGTGGTCTTTGCAGTTGGAAAGTAACCTTCAGCATCAGCGATTTGACCGATGCCACTTTCTATAGCATCAACACCAGATTCTGCTGCGCCTTCTGCGCTATCAAAAAAGTCAGAATATCTTTGTAAAAAATCTGGTCTGCCATCATTGTTTAGGTCTTCCATGACAAACTGAGATGCAAATGTTTCTGGACCCAAACCAGTGATTGCTCCCGTTTCTGCATCACGACCTATTTGACCCGCCATTCTATATGGAGCCACACGAAATAAATTAGGATCTTGTATGATCCCACCAGACAAATCACCGTCTGTTTCAGTTCCAAATATACCGCTTAATAAGGCTTTTTCTAATCGTTCAATGTATTCTGGGCGGCGTTGTACTGTTTCCGCTCTGCTTACCATTTCATCAACCATAGTTATCCGCCCTATCTTCTAACTTGTTCATCATTGAATAAGCTTTTTCAATACCACGATTTGAATCGCCATCACCAAGACCTTTTACAGCGTCTTTCGTAAATACAAATTCACCTGCCATGAGCATAGCGGGAACATCATCTTTTTGACCTGAACCTTCAGATGGCATAATACCACCGTTACGCCTTGGAAAATATTGGTCATCAATATAACCACCCGCCGCATATTTGTTCGGGATATTAATTCTTATATCGCCTTCTCCGCCAAATGGTGTACTAATTGACGTTGGAACTTCATCGTCTTTGTTAAACATAGACAATACTTGAGAGCCAAGACCACTAAATAAAGCCTCTCCCGCTTTAGTGTTTAAAAAATTTGCCACCTTACCTTCGCTAAGAAAGCCACCATCAACTAGAGCTTTAGCAATTCCAAGTGTTCCCTCGCCTTGTGTAAATATTGGATCAATGCCACTTGATTGTGAAACAACATCTGCAACTTTAGAAGATGCTTGTGATACCCCATCAGCTTTAGGAGCACTCGTCGGAACTTTTGTCATATTTGCAACAGTTTTACTAACAGGGTCTGATTGCTTACCACCACCAAACAAACTGTCTAAACTAAAACCGTCTGAACCAAGTCCTTGTTGAAGAAGTGCAGGAATCGCTGTTCCAAGAGCAGCAATGTTACCGCCTTTTTTGCCTCCAAGAATCCTACCAGTAAGATAATTACCTAATAAATTTGGAAGAAAACTACCGCCTCCGCCTAAAATTTTATCTAACATTTGGCGCTCCAAGTATCATATATACTTTTTAACATACTATTTCCTAATTTCAAAGTGTCACTCTTAAATTATCTTAGCCACTCATAAATCTTCTTAGTTTCTTCTTTTCTGTGCTTTAATCCGTTATAACCACCGTTAATACGTTTAGTAAGACGTTTGATCGTATCATCATTAACGCCTTCATCACATATATTCCATAATTTGTTTCTATGAAAGAACCATATGGCGCTCTCCATAGGGAACTTTGAAGCCATAAGATCGGGATCTTTCATTACTTCAGGCAAGTCCATATCAGCCGCAAACTGAGAGTAGTTATTTTTGCCAGTGCATTGTAAAAATCCTCGACCACGCCACAGATAGCCCTGTCCATCATTACCCATACGACCACCATAAACACGATCTGCTAGTGCCTGGGGGTTA